TATTCCCCTGTCTTTCGCTTAACAAAAATAGCGCATCCATTAGCAAGAATAGTAAAGTCTAAACTTGCACTTTTATTGCTTACGCTGATTGATGTAATGTGTTCCCTTAAAACTTGCATTTCTTCATCATCAAACATTAAATATCTTTTTAGTAGATCTAGTGCCTTTTCTCTTTTATCTTTCATTTTTTATCCCCTCCTTAATCCTTTCTAACATCCGGAGAATTTATATCCCCAGTGATAACATCGTTTTACCATTTCACTAATATCTCCCCTGTAATCCACCAATAGAAAATACCTACTACTAGATATAAAAAACATGCTCCGACAATAAAACCCTCTATAACATCAGCTAATTGTGGCGCCATAGCAGCACGTCTAAACTCACGTTTTTCTTTGTATGTCATCGCACTCATCTTGTCTTTTACCTCCTTACTCTCCTATTCGTGCCTGGCATCGTTTCCCTAGCCATGCATTAAACGAATCTAAATGAATCAATCGTTTGCCACCTCGGGCTCCTATTTTCATCGACGGGAAATCAAAATCGGCCGCCCATTGACGAATCACATCCTGAGGAACGCTTGCTAGTTCAGCAGCCTCAGCAACTGTAATGCATAATTTATTCCTGTCCACAATAATCCTCCTTTATATCTTTTTATATGTGTTCATAAAGTTTTCATGAATATTTTGTGTATTTTTAAATAATTATTTGTATAATCCCCTTAGAAGGTAGGTGAAATTATGGATTTTATTCCAATAATCATTTCATTGGCGGCTTTATTGCTTTCTTTACTATCATATTTGCGAGAAAGAAGATTAATAACTGTTGATTTTGATGCCAATTGCTTTGCACTAGATGTTACAAAAAATATAGAAGTCCATGATAATGTTTTTGAAAATTCAACTAATCAATATGCAATTTTTACAACCGCAATCATTGTGAATGCCAGCACTACCAATAGTTCTTATTTTGATTTACGAGCCTATAACCCTAAAACAAATGAAAACCATTTTCTTTGCACTTTATCTAGCGTTCCATGGCTAAGAGACAATCCCTCTTTATTAATTAGTCCATTTGGGCCAAAGGCCTTAGAAAATTTTATTATTGATCTTCCTAAATCACGCTGCGGTCCAATTACATCAGGCAGCTGTTTAGAGTTACCTATCTTGGTTATCCTTAATAAAAATATTTCTATTAAAGAGGGAATCTGCATTGAATTTAAAATTCCTCAATATGCTTGGCTACCATGGCATCGCTCTCCTTTATCAACATCTAATAGAAAAAAATTTAAGTTCTATAAAGTCCATTACAATTTATCTAATTTTCATAAAATTTTAAGTACCCAAAATGCTATGGATACGCCTAATGAAATAGAGGAAACCACTACAGCAATAAATGGTAAGTAGTCCCAAAAATCACCCCCTGTTGGTTCAACTCTTATAAATTCATTTTGATAATTTAATGGCTCCCTATTTTCTTTTGTATAAATCCCCCCTACAGGGTTCT